ACGGCTGCCAATGTCTCAGTAACGCCTGAGCTATTCACCGAAGTTAATAGCTCACCTCCTTCATTAAATCCAACATTACCTTCTACTGTTATCTGACCTAAGTCCAAGTTTCTTTTTATAATAGAACCTGAAGCTCCAGATGTTCCACCTGACAATGTTCTACCAACTTTAAATTTTGTAGCTAAGTTTGAATCTCTTGTCGTTAAAACAGTATTAGGAAATACTTTACGAGTATATTCTTGCAGCTCATGTCTGTTCAATGGCCAACCTTGCTCTCGTATATTATCATTTAAGAGATAAAATGTCCAGTAATAAAGAGTTGTTCCGTATAGCTGTATTGAAACTTGATCAGGCCTAAATCCTTCTTGTATAGTATGAACATTAAGTACTGATATTGAATCTTTTATTTGATCTACTACGTCAGAGTATATTGATAAGTCTTGAAATACAGTCGGATCAGTTTCATTTCCAAACTTATATTGTACTTTAGGAAAATCATTAAAGTAAAGCATTAGAATCCTTTCTCTATGTCTTGTGATTGTAAAGCTCTAAACTCAGTAAAGGCTAATGTAAGATCAATTTCATTTGCTTTTCCATCATTACGAAAACCTCCGCCTGTTGGATTAATCGTGTGTGAAATTGATCTTAGATAACAAGGTAAAATCTTAGGTATGTTTAAATTCTCTGCACCCTTAAAATTAAATGTTATCTTAAACGCATTTGGAAAGTTATAACCATACGCAACGCTAGACTCTCCTCCTATTGGAACATTAAAGGTTTCAGGATAAGCTTCTTTACGAAATGTTTTTATTATCTTTTGAATAATCTCGCCTTCTTCAGGAGATGTAGATATAAATTTAAACTGGAATGCAAATTCTCTAACAGTAACTCCAGTAAACAGCGTTCTAGTATTTGGATTAACGATCATTCTATTTAATAATGTAGCGGCCGTTCCAACTCCAAATGGAGCCTTACCCATTATTCTAGATGATGCTACTCTTGCTGCATCACTCTTGGCAGCCCCAGAGATTGATTCTAATGGATTACTTAATACTTCAATTGTATTACTGCTTACTCTACCAATAGCTTCTTGTATTGCTGTTTTTATGTTATTACTACCTGCTTGAGCGGCAGCTTCTGCGGCACCTCCTAAAGTTCCTAACTCAGCAGTATTTGTATATCCAATAGTGTCTACAAAAGTTTGGCTTGGCGGGAAATTCATAACTATACTTGGAGATCCTAGTTTCTTTTGAAAACCTATTTGAAATTGCGAAGTAGATGCTGCTACATTATTCTTATTATCAGCTTCGTCTTCACCCTTTGTTTTTACAAATGACTGAGTTACTGCCGCATCATCAACAAATTGAAACCCAGGGTTTCTGACATTTGCATTTGCCGCATCATCAGAGTATGCGCTTGCTGAAAACCGAGCTGCAGCGTTAGCAGGTCCATCAATGCCAGCTAAGCTATTTCCATTTTCAACTTTAGGCTTATTTTTTTCTTGTGCTATAGAGTTATCACTTGGAGTTTGTGAGTGATTCTTAGCACTATTACCCTCATTAGGCATTGCATACTCAAAAATTTGAAATTTTACAGTTGCCGCATAAGCGGGGTTTCCAGTAACATCTAATGGATATTCGAGTTTACTACCGCCGCCATTTGCTATAAAGCTTTGCTTATTACCTGTTAAGGTCTGTGTTATAATGTCATCTTCGGGACCAATTACCGTACTATTAGTACTATTAACTTTAGTAGGTCCTCCTCCTGCAAAGTCACCAAAAGCTGGATTCAATGCACTTTTCTTTTCTCCCAGCGGACCTATTTTTTGGTTTATTATACTAAGTTCAGACATATTTAATCCTTATAGATAATATTAAAGTATTATTTCTTATTTATAACGAAACTCATGGTATATTCTGGATTATATAAAGCGAAAAACACCACCAAGTATAATGGTGACCATACTAATATAGTATATAGGTCTCTATGGGAGAAGGCTGTGTTTCAGTGGTGTGATAAGAATATTAAGGTTAAGAGCTGGAGTTCAGAAGAAATAGTAGTTCCATATTACTACGATGTTGATAAGAAGTATCATAGGTACTTTGTTGATATGAAGATTGTATTTGAAGATAAGACATTATTAGTTGAGATTAAACCAGAAAAAGAAACAGTGCCGCCAGTTGGTCCAAAGAGAACAAAGAGATATGTTACCGAAGGTCTTACTTATGTTAAGAACATGAATAAGTGGGAAGCTGCTAATGAGTACGCAAAAGACCGCGGCTGGGAATTTCAGGTATGGACTGAAAAAACTTTACAAGAAATGAAGTTATTAACACGTCCTGTGCCAGGAAAACTTAAGGCATATAAACCTTTGCCATCTTATCGAAAAAAGCGCAAGAAGCGTTATAAATAGTCTTATGAGCAACTTATTTCAAAAACTAGAACTTGAAGCTTTTCGTAAAGGTATTACGCCAAGAACGCAAGAATCGCGTGACTGGTTTCGTAAGCGCGTACAGAGTCTGACACGAGTAAATCGTGAGTCATTAATGCGAGAAGAGGGAGTAAATAAAGTTAGTAGTCCATTATTAGGTAGTATGATGATGTTCTTCTATGATCCTAAATTAAAAGATAAGCTTCCATATTATGATACCTTTCCATTAGTTATACCAGTTGAGAGAGCTGAAGGTGGATTTCGAGGTCTAAACTTACATTACATACCTCCGATTTTAAGAGCTAAATTTTTAGATAGCTTACTTGATTTAGTTAATAATAAAAAATATGATCAGTCTACAAGATTTAATTTAACATATAGATTACTTAAGGGTGCTGCCAAATTTAAATATTTTCAACCATGTTTTAAACACTATCTTTTAGATCATGTTAAATCAAGATTTGCTCAAGTGCCTGCACCTGAATGGGAGATCGTAACTTTCATGCCAACCGCAAGTTGGAAGAAAGCCTCGGCAGGTAAAGTATATTCTGACTCAAGGAAGATGGCAAATGGCTAACTCGGTAGATGAATTAAAAGCATTAGCAAATAGTAAATTAGGGTTTGCTAGAAACAATAGATTCTTGGTCACCTTACCAACTAATTTTGGCGGTGGAGGCGGACTACTAAGAGGTATAGTTGGATTATTAACTGGAGGAGGTGGAGGAGCTTCCGGAAGAGAACTTAATATATTATGTTCAAATGCTACTTTACCAGCAAAAACTACTTTAACTAATGATCGTAGGATTGGAATGGAGTTTCAAAAGATAGCTTATGGATACGCAGTTGATGATGTTAGCATGACTTTTTATCTTATGAATGACTACGGAGTAAAAGAATACTTTGATGCTTGGAGAAATACAGCTATACCAGAAGAAGGCGGTAATGCTTTTACTAGTAATTATAAGAGCCAGTATGCTCGAACTGTTACTATACATCAACTAAGGCAACCTTTATTGGGTGTCAGTAAACAAATAGGACCAATAAGATTTAATGCAGGTATTGGAGGAGGAACTGTGTACTCAGTGGACTTACTAGATGCGTTTCCTGTAAACACCAGCGCAATAGAATTAAACAATGAACTTGATGGACTTGTTCAGTTAACCGTATCATTTGCATACACTAACTGGAAAAGATCATCAGATACACAAGGGTTTATTAATATGGATATTGATACACCACTTGGTGGAATTGACTTATTATAGGAGTGAATGAATGGCTTTACCACAATTAAAAAATGACGTGCCAAAATATGAAATGATTATACCTTCAACTGGACAAGCAGTAAAGTATAGACCATTTTTAGTTAAAGAACAAAAGGTGTTACTTGTAGCATTTGAATCTAAAGATAACAAACAGATATTAAACTCAATGCTTGATTGTCTGTCAACTTGCATACCTGAAACTAATGTAGATGACTTAGCCACATTCGATGTTGATTATATGTTTACTCAGGTAAGATCAAGATCAGTAGGTGAAACATCTACTGTAATGCACGCATGTGCAAGTTGTAATGAAGAAAACGAAATTAAGATAAAGCTTGATGTTATTAAAGTACCAATGGAAGAAGGTTGGAAAAGTACAACTGAAATCAAAATTTCTGAAGAAGTTTCGGTTGAGCTTAAATATCCAAGTTATAGAGATATTGCACACATGAGTAATGATGATACATCTGATACAGAAATGTTGATGGATACCATAATGGCATGTATGAAGGCAGTTAAAACTGAAGATGAGTACTTATTAGTTAAAGATGAATCTAAAGAAGAAGTTGAAAAGTTTATTAATTCTTTAACTAATCAACAACTTGAAAAAATAACTCAGTTTGCAACAGATGTACCTAAGCTATCTCATACTGAATATTATAAATGCAAGAAATGTGACGCAGAAAATAAAATTGAATTAAGTGGGCTACAAGATTTTTTTTAGTAAACCTCTCTCATGAAACGTTGATGAATTATTTTCAAACGAATTTTTTGATGATGCAACATTTTAACTATTCATTAACAGAATTAGAAAAAATGTTACCGTGGGAGAGAGAGGTATATTTAATATTACTTAACGAGCACTTAGAAGAAAAAGCTCGTAACGAACAAACGACAGGTAGATAAATGGCAACCTTAGCAGCAATAAATAAAACTCTTGAAAGAGTGGACGATAATACTGAAACTACCAGTAAAGGTATTAATTCATTTGTCTCTTATCTCAAAGATAATAAGAGAAAAGAACTTGAAGCTGCTAGAGAAGCAAAAAATGCTATAACTAAGAATGCTCAAGCTGACGCTTCTAATACCACTAATAATGCAGGAAAGAAAGCTGATGGTAGTGGACTATTAAGTGGTGTAAGAAATATACTAGCAGGTGCTACACTCGCAAGACTTGCACCGATGCTAGGCAAGACTCTATTAAAACGTGTCTTAGGACCAGCCGCAATTGCATTATTTGCCGAAGACATTGTTGAAATGTTATTACCAGATGGACTTGATAATCCTGAATTAAAAGAAGCTCTTACTGGTGGATTACAGGGTGCGGCTCTTGGCTTTGCTATTGGAGGTCCACTGGGCGCAGCAATAGGTGGCGGCGTAGGTGCGCTTATGACAAATGATAAGTTTAAAAAAGCTGTTGGTGATCTAGGCAAAACATTAAAGGAACAGGCGATAATACTTTATGATAAAATAGAGCCAGCTGTAATAAGATTTAAAAATAGTTTTGTAGACATGTTTAATGCATTAGGAATAACTAAAGAAGGCGTAGTAGCAGGTTTAGCAGGAGCTCTAACTACTATAGGTAATGCAGCTGCGTCTGGCGTTGAATCGCTTACGAAATTAATCAAAGGTGATTTTGAACCTATGGATCTTGTAAAAGGAATTACAACTTTAGGTGCAGTTGCTGCTTTATTAATGCCAGGAAAATTTGTAAAATTTCTTGGTTTACTAGCTGGTAAAAAAGGTTTACTTGGTTTACTCACTAAAGGCGCTGCAGCGCTTGGCATGACATCATTACTTGGCACAGGTAAAGATACGATAGATGTTGATAAAACACCAAAACCTGGTACAGTTGTTAAATCGTCATCAGGCAAGCTTATGTTAGCTGGAGCAGATGGTAAAGCAACTACAACAAAAGCTCCTCCTGGCTCTAAAATAGGCGATGTAATTTCGAAAACTGGAGGTACAGCAAATAAGTTTGGTAGAATGATGAAGTTTTTAAGACTTCCAGGAATTTCAACACTTCTTGCAGGATACGATATTTACGGTATATTAAATTCAGATTCATCTAAAGGTGAAAAAGCTAAAGCTTTAACTGAAGTTTTTGGAGGTGTATTAGGCGGCATAGGCGGATTAAAAGTTGGAGCACTAGTCGGTGGAGCACTAGGAACTATGGGATTTCCATTGGTAGGAACTGGTATTGGAGCAATTGCTGGATCAGCAGCAGGTTACTTTGGTGGTAAAGCGTTAGCTGGATCTATTGCAGAGTTCTTACTAGGCGGCGAAGTAAAAAAGCCGCCAATGCCAAAAATTTCATCTGCTGGAGGCAGCATGCCATCAGTTGGAAGTGATTCTATGAGAATGGGTAGAGGCGGACCTACTCAAACATTTAATAAGCCGGCAATGACTGGTAATAATAACAGTCAAAAGTTAAAAAACAATATGATGGTGGTCGATGATTTATCAGGTAATAAATCCGGATCTACAGTAATTGGCGGTGATAGTAATATCACTAATAATAGTAGTAGCACTAATGTATCAAGTACTAGTGTTGTCGGTAGATCCGGAGTCTTAGATGCTCAAGACCAGTTTGGCTTTATGCCAACTTAGTCTTGCTTAGCTAGTTTTGAGAAATAAGATAGA